AAAATCGGCACGAAAGTCAATAAAGTGATGGACTCCCGACTATACATCGGTACTGCCGGAGCCCACGCCTTCGGTCGTGGCGATACCATCCACTACGCCCACTTCTCAGAAACATCACGCTGGAAGGACGCCGGCCGCGTGGCCACAGGTATCATCCGCGCCATTCCACTGCCAGAAACCGGCATAGACACGTGGATCGTCGGCGAAACAACCGCCAATGGCGTCGGAAACTACCACCACACCGAGTGGGTGGCCGAAATCAACAACGAGAGCAAATTCAACCCATACTTCGCCCTCTGGCTCAAGCACAAGGAGTATGAAATCCAGGGGCCACCAATCACCTACGACGACGAGGAAATGAAAATCAAGGCCATGTACCCAGACCTAGCCACAGATGCCAAACTGCGATGGCGTAGGGAAATGATTCGAAACCTCAAATCAGAAGACGGCCGGAGCCGGGAGGATATGTTCCGCCAGGAGTTCCCACTGACATGGCAAGAGGCGTTCTTGTTCTCAGGTAGCCCAGTATTCGACCTACCCACCATGCAAGAGATGTTGGCCCACAAGCAAACCCCAACGAAAATTGGGCAACTCGTAGGCCTCAACCCAACCCTAACCTGGGTAGACAACAAAGACGGCCCGCTGAAAGTGTTCGAGGAGTTTGTCGACGGCAAACCAGGAAAAGACGAGCAATACATCATATTCGGCGATGTCGGAGAAACCCACGACAGGTGCGTGGCCACCGTAGTAAACAAGAAAACAGCCAAGGTAGCCGCCAAATGGAAGATGGTCATCAACGCCCGGACTTTTGGCAAGGAAATCCAAAAACTCGGCTACTTCTTCAACAAGGCGCTAGTGGCGATCGAAATCAACAACATGGGCCAGTCAACCATGGACCAATGCATCGAAGACAGCTACCCAAACATTTACTTCCGCCAGAGGTTAGACCAGATAACCAAAAAAACAACCGAGGTCCCCGGATGGCGCACCACCGAGCAAAGCAAGGGACAGATGGTAGGTCACATGCAGAACCTAATCCAGGAAGGTTTGTACATCCCCGATGAGGACATAATTGGGGAAATGATGACCTTCATCCGCACCAAAACCGGCTCAATGGAAGCAGTCCAAGGAGCCTACGACGATTGCGTCATCAGCGTTTGTGGTGCATACTTTATACTAAGGCTGCACCCATACAGTGCGCCCGTACCAAACCGCACCCAAGCCGAAACCCCAGGACAAAGATTGAAAAGACTCAGAAACGCCACCAGGCGATAGCGGGACAAAAATATGAGTAACTACGAAGAAAACAAAAAAGATTCAGTCGCCGAGGTACTAAGCAAACGAGCCAAACTATCACGTGACTGGTGCAAGCCGTTCTTTGATCGATTCGTCGACAACTACGAGCACTACTTCCTCCGGACCATCGACAAAGAGGTGGAAGCCAACGCCGAAGCCTACCCATTCTATTCCCAAATCATGCTCCCCATGACCTACCAGATCGTGGAAACCATCCTACCGCGCATGTTTGGACAGATGTTCAGCTTCACCTTGGACACTGATGCAGAAAACGACAGACACGACGAATTCGCCTTCGAAAACCTAGTCAGATACCAAATCGAACACCCATACCTAGTAGATGACCCATTCATGGCCCGGCTAGTATCAGCCATGAAAGAGGAATTTATCACCGGAAACGCATGGTTCCGCACCCCATGGATCAAACAATTTGAGAACGTCCAAGAGTGGCAACCATACATTCCAGAGCTAGGTATTGCGCCAAATGACGACTTCGAAGGCACGATGGAAGCCGGCAAGGAAATGGGGCTAGACCCCAAGTGGATGCTCGTCGACACAAAAAAAAAGGTATTCGACGCCCCCATGTTCCAACACAGAAGCATATTCCAAGTGCTCCCAGACCCTAAAAAGAAACGCGTAGGGTCACTAGGCTGGCTTGTGGACGAGGAAATGATGACCATGGACGAGATCATGACCATGGTAAACAGCAGCCCCCGCCAATTCAGTAAAATCGACGAATTGAAGGCATTGTGGGAGGCCAAAGACCAGTCAGAACTAACCAACGACGGCACGAACTACCAACAGCAACTCGCTGACATTTTCGGAGCCCAAGACTTCTCAACCAAAGACGATACCCAGCACCAATTCAAGGTAAGCACCATGGTAGAAAAGGGCAAACTGTGCGTGGTGATCAACGAAAAACTAACCATCAGAGAGGGTACAAACCCCAACGGCGACGGTAAGCTAGGCTACGGCCTGATGAAGGATATTCCCATCCCCCACGAACTATTCGCTTGGGGAGAGCCAGACCCAATCAAGCGCCTAGAAGACGGCATGTCCGACCAATTCAACATGCGTAACGACGATGTGTTTTACGACCTAATGAGAATGTGGCAGGTAGACCCAACCGCCCTCGTCGAAGGCGTGAACTTCATCCCAGAGCCCGGCGCTATCATCGAAATGAAGCCAAACGCTCCAGCCAACGCCATCAAACCACTGGATAAAACCCCAGTAGCAGCCAGTGCCTACCGCGAATACAGCGAGTGGGAAGGTGTCATCCAAGGGACATCAGGCGTGACAGACTACGCAACCGGCCAATCAGCTCCCGGCATGAACCCAACCAATGGTGGCGTGGAGAAACTACAGGCAGCAGCCAACAACCGCTTCTCCCTGAAGCTGAACCTATTCGAGAGCATTGCCCTGACAGCCATCGGTACTCAGTACGTGCAGCGAAACATCAGATACTACGACGAAGACACTCCAGTGAAGACCCGCCAAGGGAAGATGATCGTCACACCAGACAGTATCAGACGCCTGCGCGGACCCATCCGCTTCAAAGTGACATCAGGATCAACCGAAACCCAAAACAGTGACAAAGAATGGGCACGCTGGAAGACCGTGGCAGACATGGCCGGTAACCCACAGAACCCAATCTTCGCCAACTTGGTGCCAGACAGCTACGACAAGATCGCCAAAGGCATGCTCAACGCCCTGAGAGTCCCCAACGCCGATGAATTGGTCAGACGCAACGTCCAACCAGGCTCAAGCGTGGACCCTGTGACTGGACAACCACGCGTTCCTCAGTCACAATTGAATCCGGACGGTAGCCAAATGGACCAAGCACAACTTGAAGCCATAGCAGCCGCGCAACAAATAGCACCAGGAGCACCAAATGCTGAACAAAACCCGCCAGCTGTACCAGCAGATAACGCAGGGGCACAAGCCCTCGCAGTCTGAGGCCCAGCGCATTATCGAAGACGGTCAGGCCGTCAAAAACTTCCGCACTAGTCGAGTGGCTAAAATGCTAGAGGAGTGGATTGAGAAACAACGCCAAGGCCAGGTCGAATACATGCAAGTGGAAATCGGCAGCCTAGGTGGATTGAACCTATTCAAATGGTTCGGAGCCTTCCTCAAATACACCTACATGGTCCAAGAAAATAGAGCCTATCGTAAAATGGAAGCATTCCTCGATTCAATCGAGCGAACAGGAGAAAAGTATGAGGAACAGCGACGACGAGCAGCTGCCAAGAATACCGACAAACAGGACTGAAGACGATCCTGCGGAATTCAAAGAGCAACCAGCAGTCGAAAGCTCGACATTCTGGTCGCGCATCAAATGGCTCCATGACCGTGGACTCCACAAGGGCGACTACCAGGAATACGAGAAGCCCTACTACAACCTAAACAAAGGCGTCCACTACTTTGTGATGCAGGACTCCCGGCGGCGCATGATCAAATGCATCAGCTGCCCAGTCGCCCACGGCGGCATCCTAGAAGCCCACCTACTGACCCGCTACACCATCCACGAAGGCGTACTATCGCTCGATGGCAAGCCAATCAACCAAACCCCCGAAAACTTCAGTCCCGGAGCCTAGGCTTTACAAGCCCAGTCGAATGCATTACGATGGTTCTAACGTATAACAAACATAGCCCTTGAAAGGATACCTATGTCGCTCACAACACCAGCAACTCCAGCACCAGCAGCAACCCCGGAAAACGCCCCAACCGGCAATCCCACTAGTTCGATCCCCGAAAGCTACGATAACTCAGGCAAGCAAGTCGTCTCCGACGATGTGTTCGGCTTTGACGAATCAGTGGTAGAAACCCCAGACAAACCCCTCATCACCAATTTAGACGCAGAGGAAGACGAAGTCGTCACCCCACCAGTTGATCCTGCCACGCCAGCTGATCCCAGAGCCGCTGAACCCAAGCCAGCTGACCCGGCCAAACCAGCCGATCCAGTAACCCCAGCAACACCAGATAGTGGCCTAAAAATGTATGCCGACAAGTTCAAGACCGTTCAAGACCTCAAAAACAGCTTCATTGAACTAGGTGGCGACCCAGCTAGATATGGCGACAACACCCAACTTCTAGAGGAAGCGTATGCCGTAAGACAACGAGAGTTCAGCACCAGCCGGGCCCAAATTGCCCACATCAACCAACAACCAACAGCCCCTCAGAAAACATTCCAGGAAATTCTCGGCGAGGAGTTTGCCAAATACGACCCAACCAAGTTTGAGAGCCCTCAGCAGATGTGGGAAGCTCAAACCAAAGCAACCGCTGAAGCAGCCAAACGCTTCGAGGAGCAACAGGTCCGGACACCACAGATCACTCCACAGGAAATGGACCGCCAAATCAAAATCGTCAATAACATCAACGCCCTAGAAACTAAGGTGCCAAGATTGAGAACAGACTCCAGCTTTAGAAACGCATTTGCTACACACATCCGCGTGATGCGTGACGAAGGCAGAATGCCAATGAACCCAGATGGAACCCAGAACCTAGTGGGAGCCATGAAGGACTTCATCGGAGGCCAGAGAGCCGTAGTGGAGGAAGCCAGTAAAGCCTTTGAAGCCCAAAATGACGCCAAAACACTCAGTACAGCCGCCAACGCAGACAACCCACCAGCCAATCCAGCCGGCGCACCACGTCGAAGTAGTGGCGATAGTTTGGCCGACGAGCTGCTTCAAGCCCACGATGAGTACGTGCGAAAATACAACTAGCCCGGTACGATGACTGTTGACAAGCTATTCAAAGGTGCTTTACACTAGTGGATAGAGTCGCATCCCCGCATTCCCATAGCATATTACTAGAAATAAGCTCACAGCTAAAAAGCTAAATAGAGCAAAGGAGCACTATGCTATCAGGAAAAGTTCGTTCAACAGGTAATGTTGTTTCAGGCCGAATGGTCGTAGACATCGCTGCAAAGATTGATGTCCTCGAACCAGATTCCGCTCCATTGACTCAGCTCACCAAGAAAATGCAGAAGACCGAGGTTTACAACCCCGAGTTCAAATGGATGGATGAGGAAGCCCTCACCAAATCCGACACCGTCAACTACTCCACTGGCTACACAGCCGGCGACACTTCAATCGTGGTTGATAACTACCTAAGATTCCGCGCAGGCGACGTGGTCAAAGTCATTGCTTCCGGCGAACAGCTGTTAGTAACTGACGCTACCACAGATGCCAACACCTTAGTCGTGCGACGTGGATGGGGTACAACCTCAGCCACCACCATCGCCAACGATGCGGTGCTGTTGATCGTAGGTAACGCCAACGCTGAGGGTGCCAGCAAGAGGAACATCAAAGTTCAAGACCAATCGATTCGCACTTCCTACACGCAAATTTATAGAACCCCATTTGGTATCACTCGAACCGCTGACAAGTCCAAGATGTACGGAGGCAAAGACCTCAAACATCAACGTATGACTCAATTGATCGAGCACCAAAAAGAGATGGAACGCTCATTCTGGTGGGGTGAACCAAAAGAGGATACCTCCAACGACACCCACGCACGACGTGCCACAGGTGGAGCAGATTACTGGTTCAGCACAAACGGTAAGGATGCTTCCGGCGCTGTCACTCAATTAGAGTTCAACGAATTCTTGCGAGTCGGCTTCCGCTACGGCGGCAAAAAGAAATGGTTGTTCAGTGCTCCTTTGATCACTGACGCTATCAGCTACTGGGCCTCCGGCAAGCTGTTAGTCGCCCCAACCGACAAGACCTTCGGTATCGACGTCCAGCAATGGCTAACCCCATTCGGTATGGTCAACATCGTGAACAGTAACTTGTTCACCGAAGTGACGACCTACGCCGGGTACGCTTACCTCGTCGATCCAACCCAGCCTGAGTACGCCTACCTAACCGACAGTGACACCCGCTTGAAGACCAACATCCAGGCCAACGACGCTGACGGCGAGGAAGATGAGTACATCACCGAAGGTGGACTCCGCTTCTGGAACGAGAAAAAAGGCTCCGTGTTATACGGCGTCACATCCTACTCCTAACGAGTAGCTCGAACCTAAGCAACTAACGAAAGGAATCATATGGCAGCCAAACAGTCTAAAAAATCAGAAGTGAAAACAACTGAAGGACCAATGGCTGCCATTTCTGTGCACCCACGTGTTGCCAGAATGCAACGCCTCGGAACCTACGAGCTCCAAGCTCCCGGCCAAAGAGTCATCAGTCAGATGGACATCACCGCCGCCAGTGAAAAAGCAAGCAAGGTAATGGCTGAGGAGAGAAAAGAAGCCGAAATCAAGGCTCCTACGAGCCAGCCAGAGGTCGTAAATGGTCCCCAATCCAACATGGTCGATACAGTGAGAGGCGACGTACTCAAGCAGGACGAACTTCAAAAAGAAAAAGCCAAAGTGAAATCAAAATCACAAGAGCGCCGGGAAGCAGCCATCAAAGCTGACAAGGCCAAAAAAAAGTAGTACACTGAAACTAATAGTAAACAAAGGAGCATCCAAATGAAATTCTACTCACTCAAATACCGAGAACTCATTGTCACCGTAGACCCAAAAACATTCACCGTTGATAGCGGTTTCCGCGTCACCCGGGGCATGATGGGATTATACCCACAAGGGTTATCCATCACCTTCAAAAACCTAGAATTCGACACAAAATCACTCAACTTCTCATTCGGAGAGGAACAGAAACTAATCAAAATTCTCAAACGCCACCCCAGCTACGGCGTCAGCTTCATCGCTGAAGATCACGACGAATCAGACCCAGAAGTAGCGGAAAAAGTGGCTAGTGCAAGAGCTGAGAAGGCCGAAGCAGCCGAAAAAGCTGCCGACACCAATCATGAAACACCAGTCAATAAGACTGGCAAATAAACGATATTGCGTTCCCGCGAAATCTGCTATACTGGAGTCTAAGAAACCCTTCGAATTTGTCGTATCCCCCAAGCAAACACCAAACAAGGTGTAAAAATTAGGTAGACACCAAGTGACTTACCTACGTCTCCGGTTCCGGAGATAAGCTGGTAAAAGGTAAGAAGATAATTGAACGCCAGCAACAAAACGAGGGGCGATAATAGCAAGAGTACGATGTTTTTCATAAAATCATTGTACCAGATACTACCAGGGGAGTAAAATTATGGCACTCATTCTAGATCAAGCCAGACAGGGAGCAGGAAACTTTGTAGACGCGTTAGGCTCCGTATTTGCACCATGGGCCAAAGACACCGGCGTTAGTGAGTGGATTGCTGGAGGTCCTACCCTCAATACTCAGGCCAAAGCATCAGAAGGATACCCCGAACAAGGACCAACGGGTCCCAACATGAGCGTCGCTCCCGGCGGTATTTACGATCAAAACGGCAACCAAATTGGCTCCTCAGCAACTAGAACCACAGTGAACACCGGCGGAGGCACACCTCCTCCAACAGGTGGCGGAACACCTCCTCCAACCGGAAACCCCCGATATGACGAACTCAAAGCAATTGCAGCTAAAGGCGACCTAAATCCATCACAAAAAAGTGAATGGGATGCCATGCAGGCAACCATCAACCAAGGCGCCGGCGATCAACAAGCTGCCGCAGCTGCAGCCGCAGAAGCCCGCAGACGTGCCGCCGAAGCCCGCTACAATGCCCAAAAAGGCATTGCAATAGAAGCTAAGGGAATGGCCAAAGAACAGTACGACTGGCTGGTAGATACCCTCGGATCAAACAAACGCGACCTCCTAGAGCAAGTAGCCCTTCAAGAAAAACAAGGTACTGAAGACTACGCCATGCAGGATGAAAAAACCCGCAAGGACTACGATAAGTCCAAACAGGAAATTTTGTCCACCTACCGCGACCTCCAAGTCCAACAGGAGAAAATCCTCCGTGGTAGTGGTATGGGTAGTAGTTCCAGAAGCCAAGAAGCCGCCCTCAAACTGAATAACTTACTAGGCAAGGACATGAGCACCGTCAGCACCAACGAGGCAGACTCACTGGCCATGATCGGTAACGCCCTCGGCAAATTCAAAGAAAACATCACTCAGACCAACGTCAGTATCGAGCGTGAAGCCGGCACTAAACTGGACAAAGCAGCGCTGGACTACAACCAACAGGTCAAATCCATCGACGCTAACCTAACCCTCAGTGCAGCCGATCGTGAGGAAGCCTACGCCGCTGCAGAGGCTCAACTGGCTACAGACAGCCAATCCATCAGCCAATGGGCCACCGGCCTGAAAGTGCAGGCTCAACAGGCTCAAATCCAGATGCAGGACAAGCTCGACACGTTCGTCAGTGACATGCTCGACTCCAATGCCAGTCTGAACACCGGCCTAGGTGACAAACGAGCCAAAACCAACGACATCATCACTCAACTGGGCTACACCCCACTGGACACCAACCCAACGACCAAAGACCCAACTGGCGGTGTGTACCAGAAGGCCAAGATGAGCTACAAGGACAAGGAGTCATTGGATGCGGCCCTACAAAAAGGCGACATCACCCCAACCGACTATCAAACCCAACTGCAGCAAATCCAAATGAGCTCGAGCCCAACTAGCGCGGTGTCAGCACCAAGCAGCTTGGCAACAGCTAACCCGAGAGGAACGTCCGCCCAAAGCGACCCACTTCTAAGTGCGCTATTCGCCTAATTGTGGTCGTCGTCTAAGCGACTTACAATGAGTTATGGCAAGAAACTACTTAGAAGAACTATTTGAAAAGGCAAAGCGAGCAGCGCAGCAGAAGGCCCAACAGGTCGGAAACAGCGTAAAATCCTTTGTCCAATCAATTCCCGGTAACGTCCAAAAATCGTCAGAGAAGTACATTCCCGGCGGTATTCAGGGCGGAATTGACCGAGTCAAACAGTCAAATAAGTCGGACTATTTCATATTCTCCCCAAGAACCCTCAACGCTCAAGCTAACATGGTCCAGTCAGTGACCCAACCGTCACAAAACAACCTAGTGCGCGGAGCTGGATCGCTATACTCAGAACTCCTCAGAGGCAAAGCCAAGGGATCACAAAACGTGGCCACCGGCGTAAAACAAGCATTCACCGGACCAACCTGGCAATCCAAAGCTAAAGGAGCAGCCCAAGCAGGATTCGGAGCCTTCCAATTCGCCCAACCAGACATTGCCGTAGCCACCGGACCAGCTAGAGCCGTTGTAGCAGGAGGCCTAGGAGCCGGTATCAACGCAGCCGTGGCCAAATTCCAAGGCAAAGACGTCGCAACCGAAGCCGGCAAGGGATTCACCCAGGGCGTGCGAATGGCCGCCGTGACTAAGTTCACTGACCCACTCATCAGCAAAGCCGCAGGAGTTGTAGCTCCTGGCGCATCATTTCTCACCAAGCAATTAGCCACTAGAGGCATCACCGGCGTGGGCAACGTAATTGAAGACGAAATTATCGCCAAACTAGACCAATACAAACCAGAGAACACCGATCGGGCCATATCACTAGCAGTAGGTGCAGTCATGGGCGGAAACGACGAACTATTCGATCAAGTCAAACGCCAGGTCAAAGCCATGCTAGGCGACAACGCCAGCGCCCAGCAAATCGCTAAAGTAACCCGCGAGGTAGCAGAACGCTATCGTGACACAAAAGGCCGGTTTTCAGCCGAAGCACCAGCCCCAGTACGCCAACCAAAGGTAGACTGGGTAGAAAATCCAGACAATCCAAGCCAACTCCTCAGAACAGAAGACGGAGTTGTGCCTAAACCAGAGCCAGTCAAATCAAACGTCAAACTTATTCAGGACCCAAACCAACCAAGTAGATGGTTCCGCGACGGAAGACAACTACAAACCATGAACGCCGGCGTGGGAGGAATTGCCGGATTAGAGCAAGAACTAGACGAAAACGGCAAACCAACCGGCAAAGTGAAATTCAACACCGAGAAGGCATTGGCGGGAGTCGTGGCCGTCGGAGCCATGCAAAACAAGCAGGCCAGACAAGCAGTCAGTGACATGATTCCCAAGGAATTAGAGAATAGCGATTCAGCCATGGGAAAGTTCTTCAAGGGAGCTAAAAATACCATCACCGGAGCCCAACAGGTCGTGGAAACTGCCGCTAAACAAGCCAATATCAAACCGGATGTGATGACAGAATCCAAGATTCCAGCCACTCCAGATGAAGCCATCACCCAGGCCAGAGAGGCAATTCAACGCCTCCCAGAGCCTCCAAAACCAACCTGGAAGGAATCATGGGATAAGTTCTACACCGACTGGGTAGACCGCTTCCACCCCATCGTCCAAGCCGCCACAGCAGCCGAAAACAAGGTCAAAGGCATGAATGCAGAGCTACGGCCAGAATCCAACCCAAAGTACGCAATCAGGCGCTTCCTGGGTGTGGGTGGCATCGCCGAACAGAAGTTCCGTGGTGAGGTGGAACCCATCCTCAAACAACTCGACGCTGAAGGCGTGGATAAAATCGACATGGACGCTTACCTCAAAGCCCGCCGGGACATCAACCTCGGTAATCGTGGTATTTACGGCAGCGATCCAGTGCAGGCCCAAGCCACCGTCCAAGCATTCGAGCAGAAATACGGACCAGAAAAACTCCAAGGGATTGCCGACCAGCTATACAGCTACCAAAACAACCTATTCGATGAGCTCACCAACGCCGGATTCGTCAAACCAGACGTAGCAGCCAGAATCAAGGCAACTAACGCCGACTACGTGCCATTCAACCGCGTGATGGATGACGCCACAATGGACGAATTTCTCGGCATTCCCACCAAAAAGGTGGTCCAAGGTACTAGCCCAGTAGACAAACGGATCAAAGGCTCAGAGCGCGACATTTACAGCCCGATTGAGTCAATTATCGCCAACACCTACAAGTACACCGCCGCTATTGAGAAAAACAAGGTAGCCCAAACCATCGCCAAACTCCAGGAAGTCATGCCAGAGCTAGACTTTACCGTGGCCAAAGAGTCCGGCAGTGACACCATCCCAGTCTGGATCGACGGCATGAAACAACACATCAAAGTCGGCAAAGACATCGCCGACGCTGCCAAAGGGCTCAACGAGGAGCAAATGAACAACGTGCTGAAGATCATGCAGCTGCCAGCCCAAATCCTCCGATCGGGAGCTACCGGACAAAACCCAGAGTTTATGATCCCCAACGTCGTGCGTGACCAGTTCGAAGCCGCGCTGTACTCAAACTACGGCTACCGACCATTTGTGGACTACTTCAGAGGCATGGCCCGGATCATCAACAAAGAACGCACCGGCAGTGACGAAATCGTCGACGCATGGATGAAATCAGGAGCCAGCCAAGAGTTGTCCAGCATGACCGGCCGAGGGTCAATCCAGCAGTTCTTCGAAAAAAGCACCGGCAAAAAAGGCCTATTTGGATGGATTGGTGACTCACTTGAATTCATGGGCAAATACTCAGAGCAACCCACACGTATTGGCCTATTCGAGCGAGCCCTAGACAAAACAGGCAACAAAAACATCGCCATGATGGAATCACGCGACGCCACCCTCGACTTCAGTCGCATGGGCAGCAAGATGAAGGTAGCCAACTCAATAATCCCCTTCCTCAACGTCGGCATTCAAGGATTCGAGAAACTCATTAGACAGGCAAAGGATAAACCAGCCCAGACGGCCATCAAAGTGGCTATTTACGGCTTATTACCCCAAATGGCCAGTACGATGTACAACCTCGTCAATTACCCGCAAGAATACGCGGAAATCCCCCAATTCGAAAAGGATGGCAACTTCGTGTTCGTATCCGGCCGAAATGATGATGGTACAGTCAACTACTACACAGTGCCAAAAGCCCAATCCATGACCAACTTCGTCAACCCAATGGAGAACTTCCTGAGCTACATGGCAGGGACCAACAAACAATCATTCGGAGAATTTGCCACAGCATTCCTATCCGGAGCCCTACCAGTAGTTGGCGAAGGCAGCACACCTAGCGAAGTAGGACTGAAAACCATTGGCCAACTGACCCCCCAAATCATCAAACCAGCCGCAGAAAACCTACTAAACAAGTCATTCTTCCGGTTCAGTGCCAAAAACCAAGAGGCCAAGGAAATCGTCCCCTACTACCTGAAAAACAAAGCTCCCGGTGACCAAGCCTACGAATACACACCAGATGCATACAAAGTCGCCGGCAAAATAATGAACGTCAGCCCACTCCAGATTCAAAACATCATGGAAGGCTACTTCGCCGGCTACACCAAAGTGCCAGTTCAAATCATAAACCTACTGGCCAAAACCAGTCGTAATGAGGAAATCACCCCCAACGAGGTAACGCTACTGCGCCGGTTCGCCAAACAGACTTACCCAACCAGCACAACTAAACCCAAGAAACAGGCCGCCGAAACTCCTCTAGTGCCACAAGCTAACGCCTCCACAGGTTATCCACAACCGACCCCAGTTATCCCCAAAAATGGGGACAAGTCGGCCGTGACTCCCCAAGATGAGGACAACCGCAACTGGTTCCAAAAACTATTCAACATCCAGCCAGAGGCAGAACCAACCGCAGAGCCAATCAAGCTCCCCAGCGATGATGCCGGCCTAGAGGTCATGTACAAAGACGCCCTGAGCACAGCCAGAAGCTACGAGGAAAAGAAAACCAAGTATCAGTACGGCCGTTACGACGAATCAACCAACCTAGAAGACAAACTGGCCGAGCTTGAGGCAGACAAAGCCTGGGCTGACAGTGTCCTGTCGGAAATTGGCAGCAAACACCCGGACAAAGTAGCTGACTTCGAGATGAAATCCTACAAGTCAGGAGCAGGGGCCAACGTCGAGGAGCGAGCCCAATGGGCATTCGACACCATCAAAAAACTCAGTGAAGCCGGAGAAACCGACAAAGTCAGCACCCTTATCGACAAAATGTGGGATGAGAAGGTCCTAACCGGCGGCAAAGAAGGCGTAGCCCAGAAAATCCTCGATGAGTATGGCCTGAACGTGTTCAGCTACGGCAAGGACGCCAAAAAAAGCAAGGACCCAACTGCCAAAGGAACCGGCAAATCCAAAGCCCAAAAAGCCCTAGAAACTGAAAACAAAAAGCTATTGTCCGAGTTCTTCACAGCCTCGCAGAAACAACCAAAACTGGGCGGATCGTTCAAAGCTCCACAATCCAGCGTCAACTGGGGCAATATGCAGTTTGAGTCACCAGTGAGCGCAGCAGACGCCCAGCTAACCACGAAGGTACCCAAGGTAGAAACTCCCAACGTCGAGCAGGTTATGCGGCCAAAACAGGGGCAACTAGCCCTAGAAAAAGCCCGAGCCCTCGTCGCATCCCTCGGAGGAGGCGGAGCCAAAGATAGCCGACTAACCCTCCGCTATGCAGGTGGCCCAACGAGATGATAAACTGAGGTATGAATCCAAAGGTACCGAGCGTGCTGATAGGCATGCCAACGAGAAACCTAGTCCAGGCGCAGACAGTGACGACATTGTTCTCACTATCAGCAACACCAGGACTCAGAATATCATTGGCGGTCAGGCTAGGAAGCGTCATCGCAGACAAGCGCAATCTTATTTGCAAGGACGCCTTAGACCGAGGGGATGACTTCGTGTTCTTCGTCGATAGCGACGTCCAATTCCCCCCAGACACGCTGGCAAAGCTTATGAAGCTCGATAAGGATGTAGTTGGCGCGATGTACTTTCGCACCTTCCACCCCTACGAGCCCAACATAAACGAAAAAGTAACGATCAACGGAAAAACCCGGCTCCAAGTCCCCCGCAAGTGGGACCGAGAGCAGCCATTCAAATGCTGGTCCATCGGGACCGGCACAATGCTAATCAAAACCAAGGTCCTCAAAGCCTTGCAAGAGAAGCTACACAACGAATGGTTCAAGTTTGACCGCATCGATGGTGTTCCAGCAGGAGAAGACGTATTCTTCTGCAACGAGGTTGGCAAAGCCGGCTTCGAAGTCTGGTGTGACCCGCGCATCAAGACATACCACTGGGACAATTACGGGTTCAGTATCGACGAGTACAACGCAAACCACGGCAACTAATCGCATCCAAAGCAAGCAATAAAAAAAGGAGCTTGACATGATTCAGTTGTCGCAAGGTCTAGCTGACCTATCAAAAGAGCTAGGGGAATCAACCACAAACACAAGTGCTAGGCGCATCCAGCACTACTGTGACGCCATCCAAGAATTCGCAAACGAGAGAAAATGGCCATTTCTGGTCAAATCAAACGCGACCCTCAACACCGGCACTGGCGTAGCCCACACCGCAATTAGCATCACCGGAATCACCGACATTCGCATGCCAGGCGGCATCAAGGAGATCACTGTAGACGGCTACGACGACCCATTCCTGCCATGTGAGTACGAAGATCGCAACAACAACTCGACCAAAAACCTGTTCTACATCAACCCAGACGAGGCATCGATCAAATTCACCAAAGCACTAGACCCAGCCAAAACCATAACCATTTGGTACCACTACATCCCGGCGCGGATTGAAGACACCACAGACGTGGTCGGGTTTCCTATCCCAAGCCGCTATCGAAAGGCCCTAGGAACCCTAGGAGCAGCATTTGTGCAGTGGAGCCGATACCTAGACGGCCAAGGAAACAGACTTCTCAACGTGTACAACCGGCTACTGGCCAAAATTGAAACCAATCAGGCCGAGAGTAACTCCGGCACGCCAAAGCGCATTCCCAACCCAATGGCATGGCGTGGACCAATTCGAAACTACAGATATGGGAGTAGGAGCAGATAATGCCAGAAGTGCCAATGCCCCAAGGGCAATCACTACCGCAAAAAGACTGGAACTTTGATGGCTTCCAACAGGGAAATGACACCTTCAGTCTAGCCACAGAGCTGTCCAAAAACGCCGTCCACAACATGGTCAACATGGAACTGTACGGCCGTAGGTCACTGCGCCCAAGAAGGGGTGGTGAGCAACTAGGAAACAGCCTGGGAGCCTACGCCATCGATGGCCTGTTCCAGTACCGGGACGGTGACGTCAACGATATTATGGGCATTTGCAACGGTGTCCTGAAAAAGTACGATATCGACCTCAATCAGTGGGCCAGCGTCGCAGGTGGGACATTTACCGCAGGACTCAGAACTAGAGCCACCAAACTACGCGGAGCCCTCTATTTCGGTAACGGAACCGACGACTTTACCAAATATACAGAAGCAGGCGGAATCGCCTCATTCACTGCCGTAGCAGCCCCCACCGGCCTCGGAGTCACCCCACAGGGGACCCCAGCCACCTCAAAATACGAATACACCATCACGACAGTTACTGGCAAAGGTGAGTCCCTGCCAGCCACCAACGTGGCAATAACCACAGGTGCAATAACCCTCAATTCGACAGACTTCAACAGAATAGTGTTCAACCGACGCACTGAAACCGATGTGATCGGCTACAACCTATACGGCCGAGCCACTACTGGAACTGGCGTCACCCTGATGAAATTCATCCCACAGGTGGCATCGGGCGCAACCATCACCTACGACGACGACGGCACAATCACCCCCCAAATCTGGCTACCTCCAGAAGGTGATTCCACCGACGGCATCAAAGTCAAAATGTGGGAGCAGCTCAAAGGATCACTGGTAGGCGCAGGTGTAACCGGAGAGGAGCACAGACTGTTCTTCTCGGGAACCGGCGATAAGTACGAATCATTCAGTCCGGCCCACAACGGCGGATGGGTAGACGTGCGTCCCGGCGATAACGATATGGGCATCAACGGCTTCGCCCCTTTCGAAAGCAAAGTCATCGTAGCCAAGCAAAACTCAATTCACCAATTCTACTTCGACAGCTCAAGCGGTGACGCCATCATCCAGGAATTGATCACCTACGTCGGCTGTGGAGCTCCAGGATCAATGATCGTCATGGAAAACGACGTGGCCCTCCTAGACTCCGAGCGCAAGTTGAGAATCGTCGGCTACGAACCAAACTTCAATGCCGCCATCCGGACAACCTCACTATCAGAGGGTAGAACACAAAGTTTGTTCGATGAAATTGACCCACAAAAGGTGGCCAACTGCGAAGCGGTCTATCACAAAGGCCGCTACATTCTAGCCGCTACCGGCTCAGGAAGTGAGCAAAACGACCGGGTAATCGTCTACGACCGAAGATACCTAGCATTCCTCGGCCGCTGGACCGGCAAAAACACCCACGTGCGAAGTTGGCTGGTCTACGACGGCATCGACGGTAAAAAGAGGTTATTCGCCGGCTCAAGCGACGCAGACGGCGT